GGGAGATCACGGCATTGCACCCCAGCAGCGCCGCCATGTAGCCGACCATCTCCCGGCAGGTGTGTCCGGTCAGATCGCCCTCTATGGCCACGTCAGCGCCGCCGTAGTCCAGCGTTAGCCCAGCCTGGGTACAGATGTCCCCCAGCACCGCAAGGGCTGTGGCGGGGCTGCCAGACGGCGTATACTCCCCGCCCAACGCATAATAGGCGGCGTCGTAGCCGGTGATGGTGGTGCTGTCCTCCGCCCGCTCCTGGCTCGTCACGTAAAACCGGCCCAGCGGTACATACTGGATAGCACCGTCCACCTCGGCCCCCACCTCCACGGAGATGGGGGCATCCTGCAGGTCATAAGCGCCGTAGAGTTTACACCTGATCATGGCGGCGCACACGCTGCCGATGGCAATGTCAGTGCCGGAGGCGCAGGAGGCCGTGTAGGTCAGGGTGTCGTGGTCCAGCTCAGTGCCGGCCTCCGTACAGATGCGGATGTGGAGCAGTTGGGAGGAGAGAGCCGCCGCAAGTGCGTTTGATGTGTGATACATGCTCTGTCCTCCTTATTGCTCGATGGCGTCCACGGACACGTCGGTAACGTACTGGATGCCCGCCGCCCAGGAATACATGGTGTAAGTGGGCGTTCCGAAGTAGACGGTTTTCGTCACGGTCTGACCCGTCATGTCAGTGTACCTCATTGACACAAAGGGACTGTTTGCATTGCTGACTGCCGCCTCGATCAGGGCAACCTCGGCCATGGTCAGGGGCGGCCATTCCAGCTTGACCTTAGTCTTTGTAGCAATCAGCGTCCCCACCATCTTGCCGGATGCGGTACGGCCCGTATCGGCGGACCATACCTTCTCTGTGGAGATGGTCACGCCCTGATGCTTGGGTGCCGGCATCCGTGTGCCGTTGATGTACAGGTCTGATACTGTAATGTTTGCCATAGTGCCGTCGCCTCCTTATTCGTAGGCTGCCCACGGGAGCTGCCCGGTGCGTTTCGCCTCGCCGGTAGCGTAGTCCACCACGGTTTCGCCCAGCACTCTGCCGTCCGGCATCAGCACTTGCACGATCATGGGCTGGCCAATGCCGCCTGAATTGCCGCCGCCCATCCTCTGGTACAGACGATCCGCCAGTTTATCCAGCCAGGCGGTGTTATTCTCCAGTGGCACAATGGCCTCCGCCCCGGCTTCGCCGCCGATCTTGTCGTAGTCCAGCCAGGTGGGGCGCTTGATGATGCCGCCTTTTGCAAGGAACTTCGGCACAAATCTGATTATGCCGCCCGCCTTAGATGTTCCCTTGTACTCGACGTTTGCAAACTTTGGCTTGATTTTATTTCGAGCCTTGCTGAGCTCATCATTGATCTTCTTTGCCGTGCTGCTTGCAAAACTGGCCGGGGTCGTCGATGTGGCGGTGGGAAACAGCAGGTTGCCCGGTTTCCACTTGCTGATAAAGTCCTTAGCCAGAGTTGCCGGTGCGGTTTTCAGCACATTCGGATGAGACAGCGTTCCCGGCTTCCAACTGCGCTGGAAACCGGTTGCGAGACTTGCGGGCGTATTCTGCAGGGTGTTGTTCAACTTCACCGAGGTTCCGTCCAATATGGTCTTGATTCGCTTCTGCATAGGGGCGGGCTCTTCGCTCAGTTTATCGTTGATGCTGACTCCCACGCCGTCCAGCGTCTTCCGGATGCGGTTAAAGATGGACACCGGCTCCTCGTTCAGCTTGTCCTGTACCGTGGTGTTCATCGTAGCGCCGTCCAGCCCGTAGACCTTCTCCACATCGTCCTTGCCCTGCGCCGTCAGGCGGGCGTTAAGCTTGATGGCATTGACTCCGGTTTTGGTATTGTCGCCGTTCACCCCCATCTTGCCCTGCATCTGGTCGCGCATCTCCAGCGTGGCCTTTTTGATGCGGTCGAGGGCATCTGCGGAGTTTTTCTCCATGTTGAGCGGGAGAATGGGGCGGACTGTACCCTGCAAGGGCTTGGTCGTGCCGCTGCCGGGGATGATGCGGTTACTGGCACCTGCTGTGGAGGTATCCCAGTGGTAAGGTTCAAAGTTGTCGAGCCAATCGCCTAAGTTAAACCCACCAATGTGCTCGTTTCGCCAAGCGTTAACGCCTTCCCACCAATCTTTTGCTTCGCCGGATGCGAACCAGTCCACCAAAATGTCGTGAGGAATGTCCCCGTTTTCGACTCTCTCCTGTCTATGCTCCTTTCTTCGCTCCTGGATTTCTTCGGCCTTGTCTTTACCGTAAAACAGAGTGTCGACAGCCTTAGATATCCCGTCTGCAAAATCAAAAACAGTTCTTTCCTTCTCGCTCCCATCTGCTTCTAACACGCCAACGTGTACCAGCAGATCATGCACGTATCCGGAAATAGTGTCCAGCAAGGTCGCAATAGAGTTAATCGTATTCGGAATTCCCGTCTCCGCAAGCCATTTAGTGATTGGCAGAATAACGTCATTGTATAGTCTCTCAAGCAGCGCGCCCAGGTCATCCGCAATTGGCTTGAACTTCTCCACCAAGTTGCGAATACTATCCATCAGCGGCTCCAAATTCAGGTTTTTCGCCCATTTCTTGGTGGCATCAGTCATGCTTTTCACGTGGCCCAGCACACTTTCCACAATGTCAAGGATGCCCTGCCAGATACCTTCGCCGTTCCCGGCTTCATTCCACGCCTTTCTGAACTGACCGGCCAGTCCGCTAACTGCCCCGTTCACATTGGTGATAATATCAAGGATGTCTCCCCAAATCTTCTTGCCGGTGCCATTGTTCCACACATTGGTAAATGCGTCCTGGATGTCGGTCAGCATGCCATTTACTTCTGTCATCAGCTCAAAAATAGAGCGAATGACCTCATCTCCACGGCCAGCTTCTGTCCACGCCTGGTCAAAGGTGCCGACGAAAGCCGTTCCCAGATCCACCAGAGAACGGAAGTTCTCCAGCATGCTCTCCACCCAAGCCTGTCCTGTGCCATCCGTCCAGACATCCACGAATGATGTGCCGATATCAACAGCCGTCTGCTTGATCGTCTCAAACGCGGTTTGGATAGAGGTCATCACGCTTGAGCCGACGTTGTCCCAGGCTCTTTTCAGCGGGTCGAACAAACGCTCAAAGAACTCCTTGAACTGCCCCGGCATTCCGTTCCCGGTGATGGTGCTAGTGGAGGCACCGTTGCCCCCGCCGCCACCGCCGCCGGAACTGTCGCCGCCGCTGTTATCGCTCTGCTTATTGATCTCGTCAAAGCTATACAGTTCCCGGTTCAGTTCCTTCTGTGCTTGCGCTGCATCCTTGGTCGCACTGGCTACGCCGCTCATGTCGCTTGCCGCCCCGGAGATGGTCGTCCATTCTGCCCCCAGCAGATTGGTCACCAGCGTTGCAAAGGCGTTCGAGACCGCCTGAATATACGGCAGGATGGCGCTCAGGGCGTTAATTGCCACATTGATGGCGGGGGCCAGAGCATTGGCAAAGGCGGATTTCAAGCCGTCAACAGCGTTCTTGGCCGCTGCGTTCTCGCTGAGGTACTGCTGTACCACACTCCGCAGGCGGCCAAACAGCAGGGTAACACCTCGTAAGGCCATTCCGGCCAGATTGATATTGCGGATCTGTCGCACTATGCCGGAGAGCGCCGAATTCGCCCCGTCCCCACCGGATTTGACTCCCCGCAGACGATCCACAACGCTTTTCAGAATGGAGGTGCCGGGAGCAAGGCTGATCAGCTTACCGGCGAAGCGGGAGACCTCCCTTCCGGCCATCTGGAATGCTCTGCTGAGACTACCGCGAACCATCTCCGCCACACGGGCAAAGCCCTGGGCAATGCGCTGCCCGATGTCGGGAGTCGCAACACTTTTCAATTCCTCGACACGTTCAGAGAGCTCCGCCGTTGAGGCTGACACCTCCACCTGCCGATCTCTCACCATCGCCAATTTCTCACTGTAATCCGTCAGTCGGCTCTGGCTTTGCTGGGTCTGCATGGCCAGCCTTTCCAACTCCTGCTGGCTTCTCCCGAGGTCAGTCTGGAGTTGTTTCAGCCCCTTGGCGGAGGCATAGCCCAGGTTCTCCTCTCCGATGGTACGGATTGCCTCGTCCAGCCGCTGGAATCGCTCATTCGCACGGTCTGTTTCTTCGATCAACTGCTCCATTCGTTTCTTTGCCTCGCCAATGGATACCAGGGTATTGTCGGGCAGGAAAAATGCTGGGGCACCCCCCGCAGAGTTGATACCATTGTGGAGAGCCTGAATCTCCTGCTCCAGCTTATCCATCTCCGCAGCGGCCTTTTCCCTCTGTTCCGTCAAAGACGTGGAGAGGTCCAGTCCCTCAGTGGCCGACTTGATGGTGTCATAAGCGCTTTTCAGACGGTCGACCTCCTTCTCTGTGGACTGATAGGCCGCCTTGAGTTTTGCGAGGTTGTTCTGCTCCGCCGTGACGGCACGGGTGAGCTGCGTGGACTTACTGTATAGGTCCGTAGCCGCTTTGCCCATCTGGGCCGCCTGTCTGCTGGCCGCAGCGAGGGTCTGATTCATGGCCGAAATCTCACGGTTTGACAGATCGTTTGCCCGTTTCAGGGCTTCACCAACACTGTCAATGCGTTCTTGCACCTCACGGGTGGCCTGTCCTGCGTTTGCGAGCTGTTGGCGGTATTTTGCCACATCAGCCGCAAATTTGACCTGTATTTCTCTGACCACTGCATTATCAGCCACGCTTCTTCACCCCCTGCGCCGCATGGCGCTGCATAATATTCTTGTACTTCTGTACTTGCATCTCCGTGGTCTCCTCCTCTGTCCAGAAGGGGAAGTGGTTGTAGACCTCCGTTGCCGGATGCCCTGTGACCAGTTCAGCAATCAAAATTGCATGACGATGAGCAATGATGGACAGATTCTGATTGCGACGCCGTTCTCTGGCCCGATTTGCCCGGATAACGGCCTCAATCTCTCCTTGCGTCCATTCGCCCAGTTCATGGATGGGGATGCCGGCAATCAATGCCTCTTCTTCCAGCCGGAGCTCCCACTCATCCCACTTTCTCAGCCATTCGGCTGGGTCGTAGGGTTTTCCTCCTCATCAGGCTCCTTGTCAGACGCTTTGCTGACCCTGTCAAGGACGCCGTCCATCTCGTCAAAGGCCATGGTGTAAGCGGACCTGATCATGCGGCTGGTGGACTCCTTTGCCCGCTTTGCCACATCGGCGGTCACAAGGCCGGAGGTCACGGCAATATCCATCGCCAGGGCGTAGAAACGCTCCTGCCCCACATAGCCGCAGTCCACCAGCAGATCGTAAAACTCCTCGCCGTCGGTGATTTCGTTTCCGCTGCCGGGCCAGTTCAGCGCCTCAGTAAACAAGGCACACAGCCGGTCCTCGTCGTTAGCTGCACTCATGATCGTCTGCAAAGGCGTCTCCCCAAACCGCTCACGGAGATTCTTCTGTCCATCCCGCACAAGGCGGAGTTTGTATTCCTTCCCGTCCAGACGGACGGACAAACTTTTTCTACCCATAGTTTTATCCTCCTATCGCATGAGAAGGGGGCGGCCTTCCGACCGCCCCTGTGTTGGGCGTTGATTAGCCGTTGCCGCTGGGGTTGGTGACCGTCCACTCGCTCTGCAGATTGCAGGACAGTTTCGCGGACACCAGTGCATTGACGCCCACACCGGACACATAAGTAGTCACGTAGCAGGTGTTGGAAAACTTCGTTCCATCCGGGAAGCTGATCTCGATGGGCACGATGTTTTTCGCCACCTCCAGGGCCTTAAGCACCCGGTAGTCAGAATCGGCGGCGCTGTTGTCGTAGAGGTAGGTAACCTCGAAGTCCGGGGTGTCCTGAACGCCGGGGACCGTCTTCTTCATTTTGTCCTTCATACAGGTAGCGTCCAGACTGTCCGGCTTGCCGCCAATGTCGGGGATCTCGGTGACGTAGTTCATAGCTACGCTGTTCACCTTTACGTCAATGCCAATACTGGCAAGTCCCTGTTTTGCCATGGTTTATCATTCCTTTCTATTAGTCGATCAGGCGCATAAAGCGCTTGTCCACTCTCCGCCCGAAGCGGAAAGTCTTACGGTAGTTCCAGCCGCCGCCCTGCAGCAGCTCCTCCGGTCCGGCGTAATCCCGCCGATAACCGATGCCGCAGACAGCAGCGTTGACCAGCGGAGTCAGATCCCGCAGTGTGTCCCGTTCTGGGCTCCAAATGTCGATTTGGATGCCCAGTTGATCCACCACCGGGGTGCTCTCGCTCTGCCGGTTGGTGATTTCCGTGACGGTAATTAGCGTCCCCCTGTCCTCCCGCCGGGGCCACCGGGAGAGGACGGAGTATGGGTGTTCCGTTTCCAGGTCTTGAAGGACCTCTTTGATCTGCGGGACGGGGTCAACCATCATGGTCCATTCTGGCTTCACTTGGCAAACACCTCCGTCACGCTGGCTCCCAGCTCCTCCATAATCTTGTCCTCGTTGGCCACAAGGGCGTTATACATGAACGCCTTGGCCGGGACGCCCTCGGTATAGACATATCCGCCTTTTCCGGCTTGCACACCCTCTACATACGGCACAAACTCTTCACCGCGCTCTACGGCCACTTCTGCGCTCTGGTACTTCCACCCATCCGGGCGGCGGGTGATGCCCAACTCCCCATCCATGGGATGCGGATGCTCATCACCTACCGGGCCGGTGCCGAATTCATGATAGATGGCGGGGGCGTAGCTGGTAGCGGCCCCTCCCTCCACTGTATCGCCGTTGACCTCGACAAAGCTGTGAATAGAGTTCCGAAGCCGCCCCTCTCCGACCGGAGCGCCCTGCCGTGCCTGTCCGGCCACCTGTTCCGCCAGCTTGTGCGCCTTGACGATGGTAGCCCGTTGCAGCCTGTCATGCGATTCCTTTATATCCTTCAGCAGGGCGTCAAAGCCCGTCACATTTACGCTCATACCCGCTCCACCGTCGCTTTCCGATGAGAGGGCCACTGCTCTACCGACCGCACTTCCCAGATAGCACCGTCAAAGCGCACCCGGTCAAAGGGTGCAATCTCCAGAGCGGCGTCATAGATGCGCCCGGTAGCGGTCGCCGTGACCTGTTCGCCCGGCTCGGAGACGCTGGCAGCGCCGCCCTCCACCTGCCACGCCACGGCACCCGAACTACCCTCCGAAGCAGAGTAGTCCGGGCTATCCATGTCATAGACGGCAATAGGGTCGCCATAAGAGTCGGTTCCGGTTTTCCGGCGGTACAGGCTCCACGCCTTCCCCCATGCGGGGGGACGGTCAAATAGGATGCCGTTCATACCGTCACCACCCTATAGCGGGCGATGCTGTGGAAGATGGCCTGCTCCTGAGCCTGCCAGCTCTCGCCGCTCCGATAGGTCACATTCTGGCTCAAGTTCCCCTCTGTCACGGAGATATCCTGCATGCCGGGGTGTCCCGCCTCCGCCGTGTCCCGCTGGTAGTAGACTGCCGCCAGCGCCACCAGCTTCGGGTAGAATCGCTCTGCCAGCTCATCCATGTTGAGGTAGAGCAGCAGTTCTCCCTCTGCCTCGACAAGATCAGCTTCGAGGGCGGCGGTGACATCGTCGTCCGGGTCATCCAGCCCCAGCTTGAGCTGGAGACGGGTCAGAAGCATATCAAGCTGGTCACTGGTCATGGCGGTTACTCCTCCTTGTTCTCCTCGGGGGCCTGCCCCACTTCGGGCTTCTTGTCGCCCTTGCTGCCCTTGCCCTTCTTGGGCTCAGGGAACGTCAGTCCGATGGTAGTCATATCTGTACCTCCTTACGCCTTGTGGCTCAGATAGATACCGGCGACCTTGTTCTTGAACACGTCCACGATGCCGTACTTGCGGTACTTGGCAATATAGGCATCGCTGTTCGGGTTGTTGGCAGGCTCGATGATGGAGCTAACCACGTGCTTGTCCCACTTGATCAGGCAGGACGGCTCGACGATCATAAAGTTGATGTCTTTGCCGGTAGTAGCCTTAGCGTACCCGCCATCGGTCTCGCCCTCAGAGGAGCCGTCCTTCAGGTCAATGGCGGTGTAAAACCGGCTCTGAGGCACCTTGACCACACGGGCGAAGGTTGCCAGCACCTCACGGCTCTTGGTGGTGTCCAGTGCCATGACGGAGTTGATCAGCGTGGGGGTGGCGTACAGAATACGACCCTCGGCGGTCACCTCATCCTCGTCCATCTTGCTGATGGCAGTCAGCAGGGCGGTCAGGAAAGCAGTGCCGTCTGCATAGGTGGCGGCGGTCGCCTTGGAGATACCGGCGGTGCCTGCCAGCTTGGCGAAGGTGAAGGCGTCCGCTTCGGGCGCTACCTTGGTGCGCATCAGTTCGCCGGATGCTCTGCCGAAAGCGATGCCGAAGGTCTCCTCGTCGTCCATAGCGTCCACGGCGATCTTGGTGCCACGGTCGTAGTTGAACGTAGCGCTCTTCCAGACCACGGAGACGTTACCGCTGGTGTAACCGCTGTTGCGGTCATAGTCGCCCAGACCGCTGACCTCAATCTGAGGATACAGGATCTCGTTGGCGTTGGCGCCCGCCCGAATCAGGGAGGGGTCAGAGGTGAGGTCGTTGGTGACAGAAGCGTTCTTGTAGACCTCATCCAGCAGGTCGGTATAGCGCTTTGCCAGTGCGATGGTGTTTGCCATTGTAAATCATCCTTTCTTATTTCTTGGGTTTCAGCCCGAACCAGCTACGCATTTTGTCGTCTGCGTTGTTCGTCTGGCTGGGCTCCTTGGGAGGCTGTGCCCCCCGCATCAGGTCCGTCACAGCGGCGGAGATGGCCTTGTTCCAGATGCCCTCGAACTCTTCCAGATTCGCCGTACTCTCCTCGGCAGTCTTGCCGGAGAGGTATTTGGCAAAGCTGGCATCGAGGCCCCGCTTCTGGAGCTCTGCGCCCACGGTCACCCGCATCTGCTCGGCGGCAAAGCTGGCCCTCTGCGCATCAAAGGCAGCCCTGTCCTTGTCCAGCTGATACCGCTCCCGCTGGGCGGCGGTCATCTTCTCCAGCTTTTTCGCCTCGTCCTGCTCCTCAATCTGTGCAGCTTCCCACTTCTTGCGGGCGGTCTCCACAGCCTTGACGTTTCGGCGGTCGAACTCGCTGCGATAGGCCGGGTTGCTGTCCAGCATCTGGTCAAAGGTCAGCTCCGCTCCCCCGGGGTTTTGGCTATCCCCCACGGTCTCGGTGGTCTGCTGCTCCGTCTGCTCGACAGTCTTGGTTTCTTCGTCCATGTGTCTCTTCCTTTCTGTGTCCCGCCCGGTCGCAAGTCCCCGGCGGTATCACGGTGAAATGGGTATGAAAAAAGCACGGTGCCAGTTGCAACGTGCTTTAATCAACTATTTAGCTGGGAGTGGTTGTTTCCAAAATGGAAATAACCATGAGGAAATTGCGTCGAAATCGAGGCAATTAAACCAAAAATCAACGCATTTGGTTGTATGGGTTCGCTTACTGAGTGATTTCCTCGATCATAGCTTCCAGCATTTCATCCAGAGAGGCGTAGTCATTCGGGAAAAATCCATCTCCATCCTCACCGGTGTCCTGATACTCAATGACCAAAAAATCCCAAGGCGGCTTATCTCCCATCACATGGATGGAAAACGGAACGCCGGATTCTGTGAGGAATGTCTCATTATCCTTGTGCCCCTGCTCTGTGCGAAACTGTTCCCTGAGCCGGTCAGACACGGCGTTCTTCACACGCACCGGGTCAGATTGCATTTCCTTCCATGTCATAGCGATTCCCCCCTTTCGTGTCCCGCACCTTCCAATATGCTCCCCCATGATGCGAACGGCTTTCGGGGTGATACTGGAAGATGCCGTTTCCTCCGTAGTTAGTTTTATATCCGCCGCCCTGTTCAAAGGGTACGCCCTTGAAGTTGCCCCGGCTCAAGGGTTTCACGTCAAAGCCGGAGCGCGCCAAAGCTGCTTTCATCTCTGCCGGTGAATAAGCCCTCAAGCCGTGGTGGTTCTTCCGAACCACAGCGCCGAAGTCATCCGAACTCGGTCCTTTTGCCAGCGCAGATACAATCTCCCGACGGCCTAGCTCCGTCTTGATGTCTTGTCTCAGCACTGCCCACTTCTCGCCACCAGTATACTTCATCCGCTGGAACTCTTCAAGCGTTTTCGGCGCATTCTCACCCAAAACCGCCCGATAACGCCGGAACTGTTCCCGGTCTGCCGCCTTGTTCCGGTACGCCTGCTCCTTCGCCTCTGCCTCAGGCCTGCCCTTGACGTACTTCTCGTACCATTCCGGATACTTCATGTCCCCCGGCACGGTGATACCCTTCCCCGTCACCGGGTCTCTCGCCGCCCTCGGCACCTTCCGGAGCTGCTCATCCGTCATGTCCGGCATGGTGGTGGAGCGACAATGCGGGTGCATGGGCGGCAGGTTTTCGCCGGCCTGTGCCTCTGCCACGGAAAAACGCTTCATATCAAGGCTGCGGCAGACTTCAGACGTCCGTAAATCCAGCGTGGCAAGGAAGATATAGCGCTCAATTTCCGCCGCCTGATAGCCCAGTAGATGCCCCTGATTGGCAATGTAGGCGCATTCCGTCTTGACCAGCCGGGCGGCCCGGTACTTAGCTCCCTCCGTCTCGTCCATGCCGATGACGTGGAGCAGGTTGTCCCGCATCTCGTCATAGCGGAGACCGGCCATGATGCCCACCGTGACCGTGTCCTCTACAGCATCCGCAAAGCGCTGGTTGTTGTCCCAGAGGCGCTCTGACCAGTTCTTCCCGCTCCAGTCTGCAGCAAGCGCCGCCGTGATCTGGTTGTCATTCAGCAGGCTAAAGTCATAGCCCTCGCCGGTATACTGCTGAATGTCGAAGGTCGTCCGGTAATAGGACTGCTCCAACGTGTCAGAGAGCCTGTCCCGGACGTAGCTGACCTCATCCAGACCCACCATGCGAGCCTGTGTGTAGAGGCTGTCCCGGAGCGCCTGCAGGCGCCCGATGCGGTTGGCATAGGCCGGAGCGGACAGTCTCGCCCAGATGTCCCGTTTGACCTGACCGGTCGCTCTCTGGTACTGCTCCAGCAAGAGCGCCCGTGCCTCCTCAGTTTCCCTGACGGTCAGCAGCTGCATGGCCTTGTCAGGATTCAGCGCCCCGCCCCTGACGTAGCTGGAGAAAACCTTCTCGATCTGCTGAAAAATCTGCTCCTGCGCCAGTCCATAGAGGCGGGAAATCTGCTGCACCGTGGCGTCTGCTCTGGTGTTCAGCAGCTGCTCGAGCAGGAGCGCCCGGCGTTTCCAGTAGTTCTTACTGTTCATCTGTCAGGAAGCGGCGGGACTTCCGCTCCGCCTCCTCTTCTTCCGCCTCATCGCCGGTCTGGAAGGTATGCTGATAAGCCTCCTGATTCTCCTGCTTCTGGCGCTTGATGTTCTCCAACGCCTCAGCTGGATCCTTGATAAACCAGAGCTGCCCCAGCAAGGTCTGGTCGTCCACGATGCCCTGCAAGCTGGTCACCATCTGGACGATCTCAGATTCATTGATGGGCATACTCACCGTGAACACGATATCCACGTCATTGACGCCTACCGGGTCCATCTCGCCCTTGACATTCAGCCAGTGGTTATACAGGCTGAACCGCTCCTGCAAGCCCTTCTCCATCTGTCTGATCTTGCCCTTGACCAGCAGATTCATGGTCAACAGCTTCAGCTTCAGCGCCTGCCCGGAGGCGTTGCCGGAGAATTTTTCGTCCGACATGTCCACCGTCATGGTCTGCTTGTGGATTTCCCGGACGATGGCGTCCGCCAAAATCTGAACGCTCGATTCATCGAAGGTCTTCTGGATGTACTCCGCCTTTGCGTCCAGCGGGGCGCCGTCAATGAACTTCTCTTTGACCAGCTTCTCTTCCTCACCGGGGGCCAGCGTCATGCCGAAGAACACCAGAAGGGCGTCCACAAACTTCCGCTTGTCCGTCACCCGGTCGGAGAGCAGCTGGTCGTAAGCGTCGATCAGGCTCATCACCTGCTCAAAGTCGCCCTGCCGCTGGGCATTATTTTCGTAAGCGATCACCGGCACAGCGCCGAAATAGTGGGGGGTGGCGGGGCTGACGGGGTGAAAGAGCGCCGTCTCCAGATCGGAGGACTGATAGTCCCTCACCGTCCGGTCCGTGTACACCGTGGCGGCATAGTACTTCTGCCCGTTGGTGTTCTCTCGCTGCTCCCAGACAATGCCAAAGAGCTTGTTGTGCTCCACTGTGGAATCACAGACCAGAATGCCATTGTCCGGGCTGATCCGGGCGCTCCGGGGTCGGGGATCGGCGTCAGAGGAGGCGTAGCAGACCTCCATGCAATCACCCATAATGCCCATGGTGCGCCCTAACTCCAAATCCAGCTGACTGATCCGCTGGCTGTCGTAGCAGTCCAGCAGCGGGGAAAGGTCGATCACGTCCGAACCGGATAGGTCAGGCGTCATAGTCTCCATCTCGTCGTCGTGGGCGGCCTTATCTCCGTCGTCCCGGCGCTGGTTGGCGTCGTATTTCACTGCCTCGCCCAGATAGTAGCCCAGCGTCACGTCCACGACGTACTTGGCGTAGTTGGCGGAGACCCGTACCTCGTTGGTGCCAGGCTTGCCCAGGAAGATGTCATGCTGCCCCAGATAGTAGTCCATCAGGTGCTTGTACCGCCCTCTGGCCTGCTCCGCCTTGCGGATGCAGTAGCGGAGGACGGAGGGGGAAAGGTTTTCGAGGTCAGGGACCTCGGTTTTGTCGATGTATAAGATCATATGTATTGCCTCCCTTGGGCATAAGAAAAGGACGCACCGAGGTAGTACGTCCTTACGGCAAACGCCCGGATTTCAACCGGAGCTGCGTCTATCAACGTGTGCTCACCCTACACTACTGTTTGCCATGTCTATTGTACCACAGGTGGCGAACTCTCTCAACCATTTTCTTTTCCTCTGCAGTGAGATTGGTCGCTCCTTTTGGCCCATCGTTTTCCTTGTGCTCATAATTTCATACTTTCTTTCTAATCTGCCCTCAGTCAAACCAGTTGCTTTGAAATACGATTCGACAAGCAAATCAACATTGTTCTTAACTGTTTGTTCTTTTTGTGTGTAACGCTGATTTGCTCCTAGCCCGCTACTTCCTCCGCGTCCGCCCATAAGTTATTCCTCCTAAAAAATGCCAGGTCGCTTCCCGACTCTGACTTGATTGCGATTGAGCACGGTGCCGACAAAATACCGCACAGCGTCCATGCAGTGGTCATTCTCTTTGATGGGTCTGTCCTGCCCGTTCAGCCCCGGCTTATCATCCCAGACATAGGCCTGAAACTCGGCCTTCGTCTCGGTACAGGTATCGGAGAAGATCAGGTTGCCCTCCTGGAGCAGCTGCCCCACAAGCCGAATGCCGCTCAGTACGGCATTGTCCGCCGTCTGAACCGCATACCCCCGTTGTCTCAGCAAGGCGATAAAGCTGGCGGCAGAGGGGTCTACGATGACCGCTCTGGGCTTGACGCCGCCCAGAAATCGCTCCAGATCGTCGGCATACTCTCCGTCTGTCTTCTGGCGCATCTTCTGTCGGCCTGACCAGTAGTATTCTTTCAGGCAGACCCAGCGGCGGCTCCCGCTCTTCTCCTGCTGCCAGAGCAGGAACACGGTGGGGTTCTGGGTGCCGTAGTCGCAGGAAATATAATAGCTGCCTGCCGTCTCCGGGAGCTGTCGGAGCATGTGCCGCTCGGGGTCAAACATATCGTAGATCTGCCCCTCTGCCGCTACCCACAGCCCCTGCACATAGCGCAGATAGAAGACGCCGGTATACAAGCTCTCATACCGCTTGCGGATGGCGGGCGACAGACTGTAATTGTCCTCCATCGTGAAATGCAGGTGGAGGACATTCTTTGCCTTCGCACGGCGTACCCACTCGACATAGAACCAGTGAGCGGGGCTTGCAGGATTGCAGTTGAACCAGAACTTTGACCCCTCCACGCTGCATCGGGCAAGCGCCTGTTCCACAAAGGACCGTGGCATCAGCGCCACCTCGTCAAAGAGGACGCCTGAGAGCGTCATGCCCTGAATAAGAGCATAGCTGCTCTCGTCCCGGCCTCCGAACTCGTGGTAGACGTTGGTATGCCCGAAGGCGGTCACCGTCAGGGTGTTGTCACTCCGGCGTTCCTGCATTTCGCAGATGCCCTCCAGCCACTGGGGCAGAAGGCTTGTCACATTGCGCCGCAGCGCCTCAATGGTCTTGCCGCACAGAGCAAAGCGCTGACCGTTGAAATTGGTCTGCGCCCACAAAATGAAGCCGACTGCCATAGCCACGGTCTTGCCGGAACGGACGGAGCCGTCACAGATAATGCCGTCACGGGTCATCAGCTCCGGTATTCTCCACCAGAGCAGCGTCTGTAGTTGTTTCGGGCTGAATCGCCGATAGTTCATTCAGAGACGCCTCCAGTTGGTCAAAGAGGTTGTTTTGCGGCTCGTCTGCCCCCGTCCCCTGCGGTTCGCTGTTCAGCAGGTCGGTGTAGTTTTGGACGTACCGCCGCACGTCTGCGGCCTCTGTGGCTTTCGTAATGCCTTTAATGCGATCACGGGTGACCTCCCACAGCAGTCGGCGGCATTCGGCTTTCAGAGCGGCAATATCGCTCTCGGCGTCAGAGATTTTTTCAATAGTTTTCTGCTTCGTTCTGCTTCCAACCGCTTCCCTGTGTGCTTCCCGTTCTGCGTCCCAGTCCTCAGCTCTTGCGTGCTTACTCACGCTCCCGCTGGATACGCCGTATTTTCTAGCGAGCGCCCGCTGGCTGACGTCGCCAGTGATGTATTCTGTTTTAATCTTCCGCCAATCAGCCACAAGGGGCTCACCTCGCTTTTAACATGGTCGAATTCGACCAGTTTAGTACCCGCCCTTACCCGCCGGCTGTTCCGTCCGGCACACCGCTCTCTGTAAAGAGCAGAGGCCACAGGGTATCTGATCCTGTGACCTCTCTTTAGCGCACAGGCCGAGTCGAACGGCCTTCTGACGGAAGGAGGCGGGACCGTCTCCCTTACCGGATGCGTTTTACACGATACATAGTAGCACAGGTGGAATATGAAATACTATGAACACTTTTCAATAATGGCGGCAATGGCGTCCAGTGCTTTTCCGTGCAGCATCATCACGCCACGCCAGCTATACCCCATATCCACGGCAATCTGTTCCCACGTCTTAAACTCGGTGTAGCGCTCGAGCAGCAGCGTCCTGTATCTGGCATCCGGCACCTGCGCTATGGCAGCAAGTATCTCCGCCCGAATCCCCGTCAGCTCATCCACACGGGCATCTATCAGGGATTCCAGTTCCACAAGCTTATCAAACTTATGGGGATTCGCCGACGATTGCACCACGTCCCCCTTGTAACTGGGCGAGATAGACAGCGCCCGCCGCCGTGCCTCCGCCCGCAGACTGAGGAGAGCATTGATCTCCTTGTCCAGCTTCCAGCCACGTTGTAACCATTCTTTTGCGGTCATTTTTCCTCCTTCGTTCTCGTTTTACAGTCCGCCCCGCACGCAGGGCACTTACAGTAATGCCGGTCCCCGCCCATCCCCGGCACAAATTTGCACTTGCTCCGATGCTGGGC